ACCAACCCGTGCCACGCCTGCTGGATATACTTGTCGCGGTTCTGCGGGCTGTTCTCCTGATCGAAGTAGAGCACCTTCTTGGGGGTGTTGGTAGCCGGGATGATCCCGCTGAACCCGGAGCAGCCTGACGCGAGCGCAATCGCCGCCGTGTAGCAGGCCGAGGACTTCCCGGCCGCTGGCGCCCCAGCCCAGCACACGAGGGTGCCGGCTAGGATGACGTTGGGGATGAGCCAGTCGGGTTCGCGGGCCTCGGCGTAGAGGATGGAGATGATCGGATTGTCATACTCGATGTCGGGGTCAGTCACGCCACACGCCGCACGACCTGCATCAGTTGAGCACCAAGATACTCGGTATACGTCGGCGGGATAGCCTCTCGCAACTCCCTCCTTGTAGCCCACGGCATATCCATAATCTTCCGCGCCAACTCTACCCCTGAAAAATTACCAACTATGTGCATAAACTCCCCCGGCTTCACCCGCCGGCCCATTTTGGTTATCCGCGCTACGTGAGGCGGGTGCTCTGGCGCCAGAACGGGAAAAGAACACTCGAACAACCGATGACGGTAGGTGCATAACCCAAACATCGCCCCACACAACAACACGGGTGACACAAGCGGTGCGCCCTCTACGTTTTCGATGATGTAGGGCACCCTCAACTGCTGGAGCACTTGACGTATCGGCACAATGAAATCTGGGTGTTGCCGTTGGCGGATTCGTTGGGCCAGCGTCCACGCTTGGCACGGGGGGCTTGCGTGAATGGCGTCGAACTCCGCGCCGTGCGCTTTGGCGTAATTTACCGCGTCGGCTTGGATAAACGTGAAGGGGTAGTGAGGTTGGGGATTGATGTCAACACCAACGATGTCCGTAAACCCCGCCTTGTAATACCCCATCGACGCTCCGCCGGCGCAGCAGAACAGGTCTAGTAGTCTCGCGGTGTGACCTCCAATATTGACAGGCGTTTTACACCCGTAGTTTTATCTCGTGTGTTCACAACGGGTTACGGGGTGTCGAAAACCCCCTCCCTATACTAAGTAGGGAACCCTATTTGCAGTCCTTCAATCGGTCGTGTGTCCAGTGCTTCACGCAGATGATGCAACCTCGCAAAGACACGAACTTGCACCGTTTTGGCAACTTGGTGCGCTTAGTGCGCTTCATTCGGTGTCGTCCTCGGGGTCGTTATCACCCCACACCACGAGGTAGACAATCCAGGCGAGGCCGGCGGCGAACGCGGCGAGTTCGATCAGAACACCCTCAGTTCTTTGACCAGTAGGTCGGCCGCAGCCGCACCTATCCGGGTCAGGTTGTGGACTTCGGTGAAGATGCCCACACTCCCAACCACCCACGGGCCGGTGGGGTATGGCAGCAGCCCACGCGCCATCAGGTCGAGAAGGATGCGATTGTAGGGGATAAGCACACCTCGGTCTTCGTTACGCGTTACAGCGCAGACTGGGGCCGTGTAGCGGCCGTCTAGGACTACGTAGTTGAACACGCCGGGGATGCCTTGGTTCCAGACGACGTCGGGGGCCGCATGTCCATCGCCCCAGAGTTCGTGCTGGTAGAGGACGACGTCGACGAGATGCGCCATGCCGTCCCAGAAGGCTTGGAGAGTGACGCCCATGCGGGTGATGCCGGAGATGTTGCCAAGTCGCGTGGGTAGATTACCCACCACTTCATTGTAAACGACACGGGTGTAGACCTCGATAGCGTCGGGCGCCGGTAGCGGCCCACCCCCATGCTGGATATGGTCGAGGATGCTGAACCATGTCCAGTTCTCGCCTTCACAGGGGTGTTCGTAGTCGATGAAGTTCGTGCGGAGCCGGGCTGCAGACTGACCGAGGTAGGGCTCGAACGCGAGTGTCAATGCCCCACCACAATTAATCGGTAGCGATTGCGCATCTACCCCGGTGCATGACGACGCCATGCTGGATTCGGATTGGACTCCGACAAGCCAATGGCGGTTGGGGTAGCCGTGGGCGGCGAGCGTGTCGTAGGCGTTGACTTCACCGGGTAGCGCCGATGCGACACAGGTATCGGCGAGCCCCGGCCGCCAGCTAAGCGCCGTCATCGGCGGGGGTATCTGCCTCCAGCTTGCCTATCTTGGCGATAAGGTCGCGGAGGATGACTGTGTGGGCGTTGATGACGTTGTGGTGCTCAAGCAGAATCGCCGCGAGTTTAGCGTCAGTGATACCCCGCATCTTGGTTTTCTTCATGCCGTAAATTCCTGCTCCATTGACCGAAGACAATCGGCCACCAAGACGTTCTCGACGGGGTTACCCAACGTCGGATACTCCGCGCGAAACCACGGGCACGGGTCGTCTTCACAGCACTCTTGCCATGAACGACGGCAGTGGGCGCAACGATGCTCCGCCATGTAGTCTTTCTCGGGTCTCATTTCACCTCCTCGACAAACGGCCGGCCATTGACCACCTGAAACCCCATGAGACTGCCATCGCGGGTCAACCGCATCCGTTTCCCGCCAACAATCAGGTAGTTGTCCTGGCTGTGGGGGTCGAGGAAGTTGTCGTTGACGATGGTGCCGCCGTGGGGGTAGGAGGGCGGCATGTAGCGGATGAAAAACGGGCGGGTGATTAGCTCCTCCCGTTGTTCCGGTGTCATCACAGGCCGCGGGCTTTCGCGATGGCGGCGTCAATCTGCGTGAGCACTGCGTAGCCGTGCTGTGTGCGGTAGCCTTCCATGATGAGGCACGCCTTTGCTTCTTCTAGTGCTTCCAACAGGTCGGGGGCGGCGGCGATAAGGGCAGCATCAGCCTCGCTAGGCGTGTTACCCCCACCATGACTCTCGTAGATGGACAACACTTGTTCTACGGGCAGACCCGCTACATCAAGAGCAACACCCACTTGTGTAAGGCGTGTTTCCGGGTATCCAGTATCCCTACACCACGTCCACGGGCCGGGGGTGTGGCTCACCGGCTCACCTCGGCAAATTGCCGTTCAGCCTGCTCAATGAATCGATTCAAGGTGAGGCTCATGACTTCATCGCGGAGGTCAACCCGCTCGTAGCTCATTCGGACGTCTACGCATAGGTCGTTCTCACAGAGCTTTTTGAAGTCGCGACCACAGAAGCTGCATTGGTTGCGGTCGTAAGGTCTCACCGGCCCACCTTCAGTCGGCCGCGTCGGTTGTCACGGTCGGCGGCGATGTAGTCCGCGCTCACTCGCCCAAGTTCGTTCAGCCGTGCATGCCCCTCGGCCGCGCGACGATTCATTCGCCCGTCGAGGTAGTCCAAATGCGCCAGCGCCGTGTGCTCCAGCACGGACACCCGAAACGTATTGACCTCAATCTCGCGGACATCGCCGTTCGGCGTGATTTCCATGATCGGTATCACCCGTTTGGACCCGTCCCGCCGCTCAACGCTGCGCTCGATAATCACGGTTGCTTTCTCTTTCCGTGCCGTGTGACGACACACTTCAATTTGCCGGTCGAAGTTCTTTCCGGCAGGGATATGAATGGTGATAGGCGTGGGCTGTGTCACTTGGGTTGTTGACTCTTTCGTTCGCGGTAGCGTGCGATTTCCGCATACGCGTCCGCTTCCATTAACCCGCCCTCAAGCGGCCAATTAGCTGAAGTCACGCCATCAAAGTGAAATTGATGCACATGGCGAAGTTCGTGTGCGAGCAGTTCGTCTGCTGGCAAATCGATGATGATGTAAGGGCGGTGTAGCCAGCGGGCTTCCGCTTGGATGTAGTTCGCGTAAACGTAAATGGACGCTCCGTCCCAACCAGTCATGGCGTAACGGATGCTGCCTTCGTTGACTACGACAAGATGCTTGACTAGCCGCGTCTCTGGGTAGACGCGCATGACTTGGCCCCAGGCTCGGTCGAGTTCATACGAGCCGAACGACGGGACAGGTTGTAGTGGGGAGGGTGGGTAGGGTAGTGGCGCCGTCGCCCCGATGAGCAGGGCGAAGATGAGTGAGAGCGTTGAGTCTCCTTTTAGATTTCGTCCATCAAAGATTCAAGGCGGTCGGCACACATATCCACGCCCTGTGCGTAATACTGGTTGCCGTGGTCAAATTCACATGCTGCTGCTTCACGCCACTCTTTAATTAGGCGCTCTACCGCAGCGATAATGCGCATCAGTTCATCCTCTGCCGTTGTCATACGACGATGTTCTCGTCCAGTATCGCCAGCACGTCCACCGCGCGTTCAATCGCGTCGGTTTCGTGGTCGGTGGGAAGGTGTGTGCGGTCGCGGCGGTTACGTTCCACTTCAAGGTGGTCGAGGATGTCGCTGACGAGCGAATACAACCGCGCTGAATCGGACGGCATGAGGACGATCACGTTGTGCTGCTCGGTGACTTGCGCTAACGTCACGGTTTGGCGCGGCACTAACAGGATACGGATTGGCTGGGTCACGGTTTACCTCGGGGTGTTCGGAGTTGGTAATTGGCCCCGGCTACCACACCGGGGCTTTGAGGGTAGGGGAGAGATTATACGAACCAACCCGGCGTGGCCTTACTCGTCGCCATTCCCGTCAGGCAACGTGGCGACCACGATACCCTTCCGCTTGAAGTGATTGAGGGCGTTGGATACCGACCCTTGCGACAACCCGGTCGCGTGGACGACCCTCTTGGTTGTCACCCCTGTTCGCCCCTCGGACGACTGCATAAACAAAGCTACGGTCTTGCGGTCGCTGTGTTCCATACGGGCGACGAACGCGTCGGACTCCGGCGTGGCGTTATACGCCCAGACAAACCCTTCCTTGTGCGCGACGGATGACACAACGGCGACGGGCACGAGGTCAAACCGCATACCGTGCGTGCCTTCAGTGCAGCCGACAAAGACGCCGGTGGTATCGAAATGGGTGATGGCCGGCTCTTGGCACAAGAGGCAGTTCCCTAGGCACAAGAGGCAGTTCCCTAGCTCGCCTCGACGCGCGGGTTGCGGGCCTGTAGGGGTGTGGCTGTCGCCCCCGTCGATTACCGTGTGGTGCCTGAAATACCTCAACCGATGCGGACTCGAAACAACCGGTGATGCCCCCGGCGAAGGCAACGTGAGTGTGGTCATCGACATGAACTCTACTCACTTCCCTGTAAAAGATGCTGAACCTTTGTAGCATTCGGCGTTGAATCGTTGTAGAGGTCACTGGGGGCCGGGCTACCCGCTTATCTGGCCGCCCCGCCCCCGCATGACCCTCCACAGGAGTGGCGGTTAGCGCATGCTAACCTTCACCACGCCCATTCCGTTACCGTAGCATTCCCTGTAGAGGTTTGCACTAGGTAAATTTTCCCTTAGCTAACCCGCTGATTACGCGGGGGTTGTGGGGTTGGTGTTCAAAACGGAACAGACAGCACGGTCGCGTTTGGCGTTGGCGATGAGGGTGGTCAACCTCTCGACCTCGGCCTGATGGACCGCACGCTGACGACGTAGGGCGCATAGGGTGTTGGCGATTGCAATCGGCGTGCTAACGGTGTCCTGACTCATCCTCATCGCATCGCCAACCTTTCGTCGCCGTCGATACGCGCGAGCATGGCGATAGCCTCTCGTAGTTCAGTTGAGCCGAGGTGACCGCTTGCGACACGTTCGATAAGTCGTCGCATGTCGGGCGCCGCCGCGATGAGGCGGGCGTTGGCCTCAAGTGTGGTTACGTCACGCTTTGCATCGCCTGACATGCCGTGGATGAAGAAACACGGATAACCTGTGGCGTCGTGTCCAACGTGCGTCTGCCACGGCCCCGGCGTAAACTTCGCACTCATGGTTGCACCTCTGTCTTCCACGTCCACGCCTCGACATTAGCCAACCGCAGAATCGCCTCGACGCCTTCCTTGATGACGTAGAGGACACCGGGCCAACGACCGATGGTGAAGGTAAGGGTGATGGTCATGGCTTGGCCTCATCTAACAGCGGGGTGTTGCAGGGCACAACAGCCGGTCGGACGCTTACCCAATCAAAGACTGAGAAGCTGTCGGCTATCGCCTGTGCATTCTCGCGTTTGGCGTAATACCAAAACGCAGGCGCGGGCATACTTGGGGTTTGCCATTGGACTACATAAGCCTGTCTCATGGTGTATCTCCTGTGGACAAGAGCACTAGCACTCTGCAAGGTGGCCGAAGGGTGACCCCCGGCCACGATGCACAATGCTACTACTTTGAATAGCCCCCACAACCCGTGCATCGAAAGATGACCTCGTTGGGGTCTGCCGTAAACACGCGTTCAAGCGTTTTGTGGCTACACAGTTTGGACTGTTCTTTGAATGTCGGCCGTTTCATATCTCACCTCGATTCTACCGTGACGCACACCGCGCTAGGGCGGCCATGCAAGGAGCCTCGCAGCCCCGTGACGCGAACTTCGTTGACTGCCAAGGGGGTTGACCATGCCGGACTGACATGGACGTTCTCAAGGTCGCCTACGTCCTCAGTAGACCCAAACCCGCCGATCATAACCGTCTCTACCTGCCCTAGCTGGAAGCCGGGCGCGTGGTTGACCTCGTAGGTTGTGGCGGTTACAGCGTAGTTGCCGGGCGGCGCGTTGAACGTGAGCACTTCTGATTGACCGGGACCGAAGTCTGCCGCTATGGTGCAACGGGTTTGATTGTAGGCGGCGGGGATTGGTAACGTAGGTGTTACCCGCTCCCCGGACCCGTTGGGGTTGGCTACGACCTCGAACGCGAAGGGCTCTGACCATGCACCGGTCGCAAAGCCTTGCACCGTATACCACCCCCAGTGAGGCAGTTCAACATGCACGCCGGGTGACACCCACAACGCGGCCCCGTCCGCGATGATGACGATTGACTCGACCTTGATGGATGGTGTAACGACTACGCCGGGGTGTTCGCCTGAACGGTCCAGCCCCCATGTAATGACCGGGGTGACCCGCGTGGGTGTAGCCTCGACGGTTGCAGGCGCCGTTACCGGTGATGCGCCCGTAATGGTTTCGGCGTGGCCGCAACCCGTGATGAGTAAGGATGCAAGGGTGATCGTGGTAATGCGTGACATGGTGACTAATTCTCCTGTGGACTGGAACATAAGCGTTCCGCAAGGGGCACCCATCGGGCATGCCCTATGCGCAAGGCTCAGCGGACCTTATACAGCCGCTTTACTGACTCGTATTTCGTTGCCGCCATGTCGCCGCCGTATGACCGCCGTGTTTTAACTTCAAGGTGACACGGACGCCAGCCGGTAGACTTGCCGACGATGAATCGCCGCGTATCGCCGTCAACGTCTACGACCTCAACCCGCCAGCCTTCTAAGCCGAGTAGTTGTGATGTCAACCCGCTGTTGTCTCGCAGTTGGTTACGCTCTGCGGGTGTCAGACTGCTCCAAACCGCCTGAGTCATACCGTCAAGTGTCGTAATCATGATTTTGCTCCTGTGGATAGTGTCAAGCGTTCCGCAAGTGGGGCAGGGCACATAACGGCGCCCTAGCCCCCTATGCGCAAAGCTCGTGCTGATCTAGCGTTGAGCGGATTGCGGGGTGTTAGAAAATGAACAGCAGGGCGACCGTGCCCCAGAACAACACCGCGAGGGGGATCGCAACGGGTAGCGCCGCAAACATACCTCGGGCGGTAATACTGTCGTTGACAACTGGCCGGGACACTTCGGACCCAAGACGAATACGTATCTGGTGTTGGGACATGATTGTCTCCTGTAGGAAAAGATGCGGGGTAAGCCACGCCTCCCAGACGTAGCCAACCCCTATGCCCACCCCTAGCGGGGATGTGTGCTCACGTAACCACGGACACCGTGAGTGCTAGGCGGGTGCAATGTTGGCGCGGGGTGTTAGCCGACAGCTATCCCGCGATTGTAGATTGAGTCAACGCTATGCCCGCCGGACAAGTGCTCAGCGGTCAGAATGTAGAGTGAGCATCCGCGCGGGTCACCCTGCACATAGGCGGTAAGTGTCGGGTATCGCGCCATGATGACTGCAAGGCGACGACGGGCGCCCGTTTCGCGGTCTGGTATAGCGTAGCGCCGGCTCGTGTAGCTGTTGAGCCAATACGCCTTATTGGTGGTTTCGTCGCGTTCAATACAGCCGTTATCCGTGCCGCATTCACGTTCAAACCAACGGCGGAGTGTCATGGAGATACGACGCAACGCTTCCGCATCCTGGCGCGAGATGCCAAGCTCCAGCAGTCGGTTCTCGGTATGGGTAATCTCCATTGCTTCACGTTTCGTCATGGTTGCACCTTTCCGCGTATCGCAGCGGTTAGCACTTTACGCCAATTTGAGACTTGCTCAGCGGTAGCGCCCTGCTGTTTATCGTCTGTATTTCGTATCCACATTTCAAGGATGCGTAGATTAGTATCGGGAATCGACGCATCTTCACCCTGAGTGCTTTGAAATACACACCTATCGAAATGCAGGCATGTATCGGGATATGGGCATGCGTGGCAGAGTGTCACGCTTGTATGCCGCACGCGGCTAGGAACCGCACGCGGTCGAAACGGTCGTTATCCGCTTGTGCGATGTCTGCGAAGGTCCGCGCCGCGTAGTGTGCCGCATAGCTGGCGGCTGCGCGGTCTTTCGGGGTTGCCCACGATGTATCGTCAAGGGCCGCGATGTCTGCCGCGATGCGACGTGCAAACGCTTCAAAATGTCGTTTCGTCATGGTGGTTTATCTCCTGTGGATAGAGCACAAACGCTCTACACGACCCACGGTGGTTGCCGTGGGCTATGTGCAGCGTTCAGTCTACGTATACGTTTCCATCATCGCCTACATACGCGTAAGCCTCTCCGCATGCGTGGGCAGCATTCGTCAGTGCTTCGCCCAATTCGTCAGAGTAGCCACGATCCCAAAACCCCGCGCCGTGACCGTTGCGCGTAAGCCAAAAATCGTGACCATGACTCGCAGCGCCTCGATGATACGTATCGGTAGCTTCGTCCAGGTCGGCACGATTCGCCGCTTGAAATGCTGCACACTCGGCCTTGCACTTCTCAATTGTTTCGGGCGCGATGTCATGTAGGCCGAGATAGTCGAGGCTGTGCCCGTCATCGTCGGTCAACGTCCACATCATCGCTTCGGTGTAGCCTTGCGTGAACTCATCGAGGCTGTCCCAGACTTCGGACGCAAGCGCGGTGTCGAATTGGTATTCCATTATCCGATCTCCTCATCAAGTGTCCCGTTGCGCTCGTGCCAGGATTCAACCCCCGACAGATATTCCATCGCGCATGCTTCCATACGTTCACGGCCGTTGCAAAGCTCGCGAACGTTATCGCGCATATCGTCTATGCGCTCGCGATGGGTGCTACCGTCACAGCCATCTTCGGCCGCGTCAGAGCACCGTTGCATGCGCTCGGCATCGTTGATCCAGTCATCGGACGTATCACCAAATGACCGGCCGCGTCGCTCGGCAAGGTCAACGATAGCTCGGCCACGTCGCTCGTAGTGCTTGGCTCGTGAATAGGTTTGCATGGCGGTCTCCTGTGGAATGTAAGCCTAAAACGCTTAACCAAAGGCACCGATTGCCGATGCCCTAGGCAAAAAGTTTACACGGTTACTTCGCTTTGTTATGCGTCTTCGCCATGTCGATTCGTTCACGTAGACTTGTTTCGCCCGACATGAATCGAACCCGCTGACACTTCACGTAACTATCAAGGTTGCCAGTGCCGATATTGCGCCGATACTGCGCAAAGTCCGACACTCCACCATCCTCGGTGCAATCCCGAATGATAAGGTCTTTGTCATCGCGTGACAGCGCAAACCATTCGGAGCCAAACACGCGTGACAGCGATTCGCGGAGATCGATTGTAGTCTTTGCCATTGTCGTGTCTCCTGTGGAAGCGTAGCTAGGACTGTAGCGCGGTAGCGGCTTGCCCAAACAACGCAAAATCAGCATCGGTCGTATCGTCGGCATAACGCCAATCGAGCACTAAACGATACGCTGCACACCTATTGCCGTTAGTCGCGGCCAGTGCTCGCGCGACAATCGGCGCAACATACTGGTCGTAGTGGGCCTGTGAGCGTTTAGCGGCCGAGATACGCTCACCGAAGTCTGCCGGTATCGGTGGGCGGATTGGCTTACTCTGGTCTCGCATGGCGGGGTCTCCTGTGGAAGTGTGGTGTAGCGGGGGAGCGGTTACGCTTTGTTGCCCGAGACCGTCAGTGAAGCATACTCGCCTACTTCCGACGATACGCCGATTGAGAATGACATTGTGGGGTTGGCCGCTGTCAGGATGCGACCGGCAATCTTGGCCGCGTCATCTGCACTTGTCGGACCAAATCCGTCACACTGCCCGAGAACAAACGTCGGTATGCCGTAGCTGGTGTGCCATTTGCCCAGATTGCCAAATGCCTGTGCGACTACTTTGTAGGTGTGCATGGTCTATGTCCTCCGTCCTGAACTGTTCTCAGCAGTGCAGGCGCAAAACACCCCTAGAATACGCTAGGGTCGTTCTGTCTTTTCGCCACTACTCGGAACCCGTTGATCGTCAGTGTGCAGTCTTCGCGCTACCCGTTTCTGCCGGTTCGCTCGTGCTAACCACTGCCGTCGGTTCGTTCCGTGGCGTCTATGAGCCCCCTACTATGATGCTTCGGGATTCGGCTGTTTGTAATCTCGGTGTCTACCGGAGCAGACGCCCGACACTACTGCTATAGCCGTGCCAAGTGCTAACGCCTGATAACGCAAGTAAAACGCCCCAGTGGTTAACCCAGTAACCGCCCGAAGTCTGACAAATAGTGGCACAAAGTCTAGGCCGCTTCGAGCCCTTTGGCGGTAACTCGTTGACTGGTAACCGATTGCCGGCATTTGTCACAATGCCAGACTTTCTGACAATTTGTGGCAGTGCCGACTGGCCGCACAGCCGAGCCTACGGGTAAACCCCTGTATCCTCTAGGGGACACTAGCGGCTAATCGGTGACACTAGGGTAAACCCCTACTAGCGTGGTGGTAGCAACGAGTAACTATTACATGGTGGGTAAATATTACTCGATGTGGTGGGGTCTCTAGGTTCCAGGCCGACCGAGCACTTATTACACTGTGGTCATGTGTGGTAAATTTACCACAGTAGGGGTGAACGCACGATGGGTGCGCTTACGACTGGCGCTAACTACCCGTGAATACTACACTTGGGGGTTTGTGCCCTTGGGTATGCTCCCCCTGTGCTCCCCCTAGCTACGCCTCGAAGCCATAGACGCCCGTTGCTGAAGCTCACGCGGTAGCCCATAGCTCCCTAGCACCTAGCTCGCGGTCGTCGCCTACAGCGACAGCCAAGCACCTTGCCGGCGGTCTCTAGCCCTCGGTTCCGGCCCGGGTTTCGGGGTCGGCCCCACCCCGTCGCCTGTGGGCGGGCCTGGATGGAGGCATACCTCACCCCATTTTGGGTAACTTCGCGGCCCGTAAGTGGTCATACGGGGTAGACTTACAGGGACGAGGTCAATTTTTTCTAAGGAATTTTGACGTTAGGCGACCATCGCTACCGGCGCTTGGTCATACGAGGGTCGTATGAGTCGCGCCTCGGGGGTGAGACCCCCTCGGCGCTAGTCGTTAGATACTCAGATCGGAGGGCTATGGCGGGGGGTGATTCCCGCCAGCCACGGAATGGATGTTTATTGAAAACCCCTTTCATAAGGGGGGTGGTTTTCGGAGGTATTTATGTTTGGCCGTAACTAGGTGTAAACGCAGGTAGTTACGCCGACGACACTTATTGACGCTGCAACATCGCTGTCAATATAATTTCGATTACTCGACGCACGTCCACGAGCCGTAATCGTCCTCGGAAGTGAAGTCGGTTAGGGTGCTCGGGGGGTCGTCGGTGAGGACGTTGACGACCGCCATGCTAAGCCGCCAAAGCTCGATGTAGAGGTCGGTGAAGGTGGGCATACATGGCCCCGACGCTAGAATCGTGCCATACTGGTTATGCCAGAGTAGCGGTCCCTTCCTAATCCGTCGATAACAGCGTGCGTCATCCCTACAAAGGTTGACCGCTGGCCCCACATAACCGGGCGTGACGGCATCCTCCTGCCGCGGCTCTGGCGCTTCCCTTCTACGGGCCGTTGGGGTAGAACCCTTTAATCGCGTTCATAGCGCGGCTGGCCCACCCTTCCTCCCTACCCGGAGACTCCAACCCATTGCCCCGAACATCGCGTCGTTACAGCGATCACCTCTCCCCACATGCACTCTAACGAGGACGCACCTGGGGTGGTCGCCCCCAGCACCACTCGCAGGAAAGAGATGCGCCGGTTGGCTCAAGCCCGCCGACGCGAGGCTCAACGTCTTCGTATAGACAGCCCTGACCCAGTGGCACCCCCACTCCCGGCCAAGGCATTGTGCAACGGCAAAGTCCGAATCCGCGACGAAGCCGGCGAACTAATCCTCAACGAAATCGGTAAGCCTACGTATCGGCCGTGTAGCCGACCGCCAATCAAAGGCATGACTGTGTGTATTGCCCACGGCGGGCGCCTCCCTGTGGTCAAAAGGGCCACCCAACGGCGGATGCTGTCGATGGTGCCCAAGGCTATGGAGGGGTTGGATGGGCTGCTTGAGCAGAACGACCATCTGCCGACCAAACTAAACGCCATCAAGACCGTGCTGGAGCGTTCGGAAGACAACGCACTGGGGCAGTTGAAGAAGGCGGCCGAGGTCGACACCCGGCCCTCCGTAAACATCTGCATCGCAGTTGGGGGTGTTCCTATCCCCGGTCAGCAGGTAAAGGTCGGCATCCTACCCGCGGCGGAAGGAGAGCTTGTCCGAGACGATGACCCCGACGCCTAAGTTCCCACCCCTCCTCCAACTCAAAGACGGCAAAATCCTTTTCGAGCCGATCAACCAAGAGCAGTATGACTACATCACGGCGCCCGAGCCGAATGTGTTCCTGTATGGGGATCGGGGCGGGGGTAAGTCCGTCACGATTCGGAACACCTGTCATGCGCGGGCGCTGATTTACCCCGGCTACCGCTACGCGATCCTCCGCACGTCGTTCCCCGAGCTGATCAAGAACCACCTGATTTACCTTGGCGCTGAAATGGAGGCGCTGGGCGGGGAATACAACGCGAGTAAGTTCATCGCCAAATACCCCAATGGGTCGCTCGGCTTCTACATGCAGTGTGAAACCGACGAACAGGCGAGGAATGCCCTTGGCGTCGAGTTGATGGAGGTGTGCTTCGACGAGGCACCAACCTTCCAGTGGTCCCACATGATGATGATTTCGTCATCGGTGCGTGTGCCGGCGGGAAGCGGGCTGACGCCGCTGAAGCGATTCAACGGCAACCCAATGGGGCCGAGCATCGACGACTTGTGGAAGTATTTCATTGACAAGGACGTCGAGTTAGATGAAGACCCCGAGTATCGGCCCGAGGAGTGGCGGGCGATACGCATTAGCCACAAGGACAACACCAAGCTAGACGTTGTTGCGTATCGGAAACAGCTAGGGGTTGGGCTACCGGAGCATATTCGTAAAGCGTGGCTGGATGGTGAACGCTTCGACTCCAAGACGCTGTTTACCCTTAAACCCACCAAGACGGTGACGAGGGTGGTCGAAGGGGCGAATGTTGACGTCAAGGAGCCGTATCACGTCGTTGAGGAACTCCCGCAGACGATGGACTCGAATGGTAAAGCCATCGACATTCTAGAGGCCGCATGGGTGCGGATTCAGGGTGGGTATGACGACGGGTTTATCGATCCGGCTGTGATGCTGTGGTCAGTGAACCTCGGGCAGCAGATACTGGTGTTCAACGAACGGGTGTGGACCCACACGCATTCTCCCGACATCGCTAAGGGGATTCTAGAGGCGTCGATTATCCAACGGGCTGACGGGTCAAGGTATCAACTACCACTGTCGACTATTTACGCGGACCCAGTCATCGCCAAGCAAACCCCCGCGGTGCAGAGCATCATGGAGGTCATGCAGAGTTACTGGCGGTGCATGGTGCATGGGGCGGTGGAGAAGCGGTGTTGTGAGAAGGCTAGGGCGCTAATCTTCGAGCCGAGCACGAACAGTCGTGAGCTTTACGCCAGTGCTATCAATAGGCTGTTGCAGGCGGAGATTGCACCGGGGGTTCCCAAGGTGATGTTCCTCAAGCCAAATCCCCAGACGGAGTATGGGCGTAGCCTAATCATGCGCGGCATCGTAGGTTGCCCCTACCTGTTGAAATACCTGCCGAAAATGCAATTCGACGAGAACGACCCGCGCAAGATGGCAAGTCACCGCCATGACCACCCGGTGGTGGCGTTCGCTTACAAGGCCATGAGTTACCAGGTAAACACGACGGCGCCGAGTTCGCAGAGTATCCGGCCGTCATGGTGGAGCGAATACTTCGTGGGCAACACCAACATTCCCCGCCGCCCCTACCAACCCAAGAAACGGAGATAGATGCTGCCCGATCCTGTTCACTATGTGTCATTTGGCGCTACGTCTGACATCTCGCATAACACCCTTGGGGTGCCGCTCGATAAACGCCGTGAGCCGACCGCTAAGGATTTTGCGGACCCGCGGTTCGAGGTGCTGTGGGAATTGATGAAGCGAGTAGACGTGGATTTCCGCAACGGGCTGTTCTCGGGCGCGACAGGCAACGACGTGTGCGCGGTGCTTGACGCGTTGGACGGAAAGTAGATGGACGACTATGTGCCGGTGATCGACCTGACGTTTGTCACCACGGTGAAGGACGTCACGTTGGTATACACGGTTCGCCCCCACAAAGGTGACGAGTTCAAGGCGCTAGAGGCTGGGTGGGTGATTACGTTTGGCCCGGCGGAGGTGGTGTTGCCGAACGGGATGAAGACGACGGTGCCCGGTGACCAGAAGACGATATTTGCCCATAACATCATCGAGGTGACGAACAGAATCCGGTATGAGCCGCGGGTAAGGCCGAAGGCAAGCGACTACATGAAGTCCGCAGCGGAACGCCTACTGCGTGACCTGGAAAACTCAACGGGTAAAGGAGAATAGTGGAAGAGACTACGGCAGGTAGCCCAGATACGTCAGTGGATTCGTCGTCGTCGTCCTCGGAATCGGCTAGTGCCGCCCCCCAATCCACGTCTGACATTGCGGCAGGCGTTATCGCGGATATGGACGGGGGAGGCGACTCCGACTCCGAATCCAGTGAAAGAGCGCCTGCGGTTGTTGCAGGCAAGGATGCACCAGATCCGGATGATTTCGACGCAGTTCCGGCCGAAGTAGAGCGGTTCGGCAAGAAGCAGGCGAACAAGATCCCGCACGAGCGTGTCAAGGCGATGATCGCCAAGCGTGAAAACGCGGTGATTACCGAAGTGGCGAAGGCGTTGGGGATTACCAAGGCGGCGGCCGAACTCAAGTTGGACGACGTGCTCGGGCATGTGGGTGAGACGTCCAAGAAGTATAAGGGTTACGACGAGCGGTTCGCTACCGTGTCTGCTATCGAAGACATCATGGCGAATGACGAGGATCGGTTCGTTCGTATGATGGCTCAGGCCGAGGCTGCACGGGCGCAGGAGAGTGGGCAACCGAGCAGGGGTAAGTATCAGCGGCTGGTGGATTTTATCGATGGCAAGCACGCTGCCCCCGCGGAGGCCGCTAAGCCGGCGGCTGTGGATCACGGCGCCGACCCTGAGCCCGAGCCTGACTACCCCCTACGTGACGCGGCTGGGCAAGTCATCGGCTACACCCATTCCGTAGAGTCGCAGAAGAAGCACAACGAGTGGAAGGACCGGCAATACGACAAGAAGTTCCAGGCCGCGTTAGCCGAGAAGTTCGGGCCTATCGAGAAGGCCGAGAAAGAGAAAGCTGAAAAGGAGCGTCAGCGGCTTCGCGGTATCGAACTCCGTAAGGGCGCCGAGGAAAAGATCGCCAAGCAGTGGGACCGCGCTATGCAGAAGTGGCCCCAGTTTGCGGAGAACGAGAAGGCGATTCAGGACTACATCGAGGCTAATGGGTGTCAGGTGCATGACGCCTATATTGAGGTGGTTATCCCCAAGCTGCACATGGACAACAACAAGGCGCTGGAGACGGTCATAGCCGAGACCAACGCCAAGCCCCGGCGAACGAGTGCGGCGACGTCTACCGCCGCGGCTAAGCCGGCCGCCGCCGCGGAGAAGTCCACCGCCGATTTTGCCCGGGAAGCGATGAAGGAGGCCGGCCTTTAGGCTTGACGCCTAGCAAGTTCGGTGCCACACTGAATGTGTCGGGGGAGCAATCTCCCGGCACCCCGTCTAACCGGCGTAACCGGTCCCACCTTTTCGGCCCGTAAAGGGCTGTATCTCAAGCATTTACCTCCGCTTTCTCTGGGCGTTATCAGGGGCCACGTTTCCCAAAACTAGCGTCACATCGGCCGTAGGTTCGGCCAAATCGACGCTAACCCACAGAAAGCAAACGAGTTAAATGTCTCAGTTTAGCCAGATTGTTGCCGCGACCTTCGACAAGGTCAGCAACGCCAAAAATCAGAAGGCGGCCAATCAGTGGTCGCAGAACGCCACGCTCAACTTCTTGGAAGCCAAAGGCGGCCTGAAGCGCGACAGCGGCGGCCCCCAGCTTGAGTTCACGCTGGATACGGTTGTCAACCCTGACGCCGCGTTCCTTGCGTCGGACGTTACGCCGACATCCGTTTCCAAGACCGAAGTCCTCGACGCCGTCAAGTATGACTGGGCGCTGTTTGTAGCGCCGATCAACTGGACGATTCTCGACGAAGCGAAGAACAGCGGCGACAAGAAGGTCGACCTCGTGTCGAGCCTGGTCGATAACGCACTCGAATCGCACGACGACAAGTTCGAGACGGCGCTGTTTGCAGCGTCCGCGACCAACGGTTTCCTCTCGTTCCCGGTCATTCTTGTCGAGGCTGCCACGGGCATCATCGGCGGAATCGACTCCGGCACCGATACCTACTGGGCAAACGCCACCGAAGACTACGGCACCGACCTGCACCTCGGGATGAACATCCTGTATGCAGAGTGCGCCAAGGGTAGCGGCGGAATGTCGCCCGACCTGTTGGTTACCGGATCGACTGTGTGGGCCACCTACGCAGATTCGCTCCAGGCCAACTTCCAGTTCCAGAACGTCGCGAAGGTGAACGCCGGCATCAAGGCGTTGCAGTTCGCTGACGCGGACCTGATTTTCACGCAGAAGTATACGAGCGACAGCGTGTTCTTCGTCAATACGAAGACGACCAAGCTGCATGTCATCAAGGAGTTCTACCGTCAGCGCCGGGCTGAAATCGAGCTTCCGAACGCTGCATCCATGACGATGAAAGTTGTCTCGGTTGCGCAGCTGGCCACCGACAACCGCTCACGTAACGGTGTGTGCTGGACGTAATTTGAGTTGGGGCTTCGGCCCCTCCTCTTTTTCAAAAGAAAAGGACACATAGTTACATGGCAGGATTCATGACGGCGGGCACCGCAGGGCGCCCCGGAGTGGTGTATACGACCGCGGTTACCCCGGTGCTGACCATTGCGATGACCACGGACAACAAGGAAATGATTTTCCTTAAGGGCGTGGCGAGCACGGGTATTGGTTCGTGGGTGAGTTACGACGAAGCTGGCGCGACCCTGTTGCTCAACACGAGCACGGCGGGATCGTTGGTCAGTCCGTTGGCGGTTGCGAGTGCGGCGACAGTGGCGTCCACGTATGGCTGGTATTACATCAGCGGTGCGGTGAGTGCGTCGTTGGGTTCGGCGGTTGCTGACAACGGCAAGCTGTATGCGAGCGCGGCGGATGGTGTGGCGGAAGACGCGGTGTCTGCCGGCAACCAGATTCACGGCGCGTATGCGCGCGTGGCGACCACGACCGCGGCGGTGACTGCCGCATCGGTGCAGATCAGCCGGCCGTTCATCGGCGTGACGGACGCGATCATCTAGTTCGATTCGGTTCAATTCATGGAGGCCGGGATGTCCGTTGAGGGTGTTCCGGCCTTTTCTCGTCTAGGAGGGGTGTGGTCGATACGGGTTTGGTGCGGGAGATTGTAGCGCATTGTCGGACACGGCCGCACTTATTGCGGCGGCAAGGGCCGACGTTTTTACAGTTAGAGCCGACGCCGGATACGTGGCTGCACTTTTGGGGCGATGCGAAGGCGGAGACCCCGCACAAGATTGCGTCCCAAGCACATACACATCATCGGGATTTCAGCAGCACCATCTATCTTGGGGCGATCACCAATACGATTCTTCAGATGAAGGACGTCGGCGACGTGCCCGAGGCCGGGTATGACGAGTATCTGCTGAAGGGTGGGGATGCGAAGTCGGCGGCCACATGCGATTCCACTGGGCGAAAGTTAGCGGCGACACACTCCTCGTCGGTGACGTATCGGGCCGGAGATATGTATGACATGGTCGCGGACTCGTGGCACCGGACGTTGTTTACCCAACCGTCGATTACATTGCTGCACCTGAAAGGCCCGGTCGTGCCGCGGTTCATCGCGTTTACGAGGGGCACTGAGTTAGCTAAATTGGACTGGGTCGCGGTTGACCCGGTCGAGGCGTGGCAGCGGATTGACGGGCTGTTGGACATGGCGGGGTTGCTCTGAGAGGGGTAATTCTACACGCCATCCGCCACAGCGTTGAATCCCCGCGGCATGGGCGGCCCGATTACGAACTGTGGACGCAGAGCACCGGGCTGGAAATCTGGGACTACCAACTGCACGACTGGACACGGCACTTTGATGTGCATGATGTCGAGCCGTTTGCAGGGTATCTGGGTATCAAGTTAGCTCGGGGTTCGGCCTGGCGGCACTACCAGCGGGTGGGGCCAGAGCGCATCATCTATCTGAAAGAACCACATCCCGAAGTTCCCGCGAGTAAAGCGTATCCGCTCGAAGCCATCATCGGGGCGATTCCCGAGGCTAAAGGCCGACTAGGTTGCACCACGGATTTACAGATTGCCCTAGCGGTGGCTGAAGGGTTTACCAACATTGCGTGTAGCGGGGTCGGGTTTTACCGGCCGGAGCTACGGGGCCAGCCGAATGACCCCATGACCAACGACTGGATTGCGATGCACCGAAGCCCGCTGTGGTGGGTGGGGTATTGCGCCGGGCGGGGAATTAACCTGACGTTCGAGGCGCCGAGCATCTACAGCCCGATGGCCGGTATCTACGGCTACAACGGCGTCGTCAAAGAACGAGTTTTGGAGACAACATGATTCAAACCGAAGTCACGAACGACTCGGCTAACCAGTATACGAAAAGCGCCCTGCCATCGAGACTGCGGTTTTGGTGGAGGCAGTCGTATAACCTGCGGGCGCAGGGGGTTGCGAAGGCGACGATTGATACGTTCCTTCAGACCAAGTCGCTGACGACCGCAGAGATCACCGACATCCTATCCAATATCGCCAACTAGCACCGTTCGTTTCGTTCCCTCTCTCTATTCAACCAGGCCCGCTTCCCGCGGGCTTCCTCTTTCCTTTTCTTAGGACTTCATGGCCGATAATCAGCGACCCGCACCGCCTACGCCGACAATCAACGCAGCTACCGAGACGAAGATCGGCGGCAGAAGCGCCGTCATCGAGTCAACCCCGACCGAACAACTCCTTGCACAAGCGTTAGCCAAGATTACGGAGTTGATGGAGCGGCAGACGGCGACGGCCGAGTTCACCGCGAAACACGCGCCGAAAGCACGCAAGACGCTGGCGCAGTATCTCATCGAGAAGCCGCGAAAGCGGTTGCATCGTCCGGCGTATGTGAACGGCCGGGACGTAAAGCCGATGAACATCAGTCAGAAGACGATTGATAACCTCGATACGGTGGCGCAGGGCATCTACACCAAGAACAACGTGACGGTGACCGTGCGGCGGATTGACGACGGCGACAAGAAGTTCAGCCGGATACACCTGTTCAAGAACGACAAGAGTCTGGAACAGCGTATGGCGTTCTACATGGCGTTTCCGACGTTCGCGTCTATCGTCGAGTTTATTCACGAGCATATGGCGGCCAACGGTATGGCCCCGGTGCTCGACCCCCGTCCCGACCCCGAAGTCGAAGAGATCGTCGAAGTTAACTTGTAAGTTGCGGTAACGACCATTCGTGAACCCAACGTCACTGGGCCAGCAGGCTAACCCCCTGTCTGGCCTTTTCTTTTGTGTAGGTGTGAGTGGAAGTAATCGACATCCTCAAGAACGAGATCGACGCGGCACGGAAGAAGCGCGACGAGTATATCCCGAAGTGGCAGCGGAGTATCGACGAACGGCGAGGCACGGAGTTCGAGACCGCGGCTGATGAGGGGCGCTCGATGGTGCCGATGGATTGGACGATTACCAAGACCAAGGCCGCGCAGTTGGCGTCACAGTTGCCCGAAGTTAGGCTGATCGAGAAGCACGCGCAGTTTGCGGCAGCGGTGCCGGTGTTCGCCACGATTGTCAACGACCTCATGGCACAGGCGAATGTGTCAGCGGTGATCGACGAGTGTGTGGTGGATGTGGTCAATGCGGCTGGTATTGGCGCGTGCATTGTCCGGTATGAGGCGCTGACGGAACCAACCGAGGTGCCGGCCATTGACGTGAAGACGTTACCGCCCGTGGCGCAGTTGGCATTGGCGACGGGTAAGTTGCAGGTTCCGATGAAGCCGGCGACGAAGACGACCGACCAGCGGTTTTGTGTGGATCACATCGCGATTGACGACCTGTTGATTCCGGCGTCGTTCAAGCTGTCGGATTGGGACAAGGCGCCGTGGCTTGGGCACACCGTGCGTGACCCGTGGCCGAAAGCGAAACGGGCACTCGGGCTGAAAGACGAAGACAAGGAAAAGATTATCGGTGCAGCGGCGCCGACGACCGGTGGGGTGCAGCGGCTTAACGAGAACGGCAATGCACGCAAGCCCGAGGATGAAATCGTCGAGTATGACGAGGTGTTCTACTACCGGCATTTCTACCACGAAGACGAGCTTTACTACGACTCGATTGAGAAGGTCGTGTTTGTCCGCGGGTTGGATGAGCCGATGACCGAGGCGTGGACCGGCCAGCAGTTTGACGAAGAGAACGGCGGGTATATCGGGTCGTGTTTGAACCCGATTCGTGTGCTCACGCTGAACTACGTCAGTGGTCAGGCCATTCCGCCTAGTGACTCCGCCATTATCCGACCGATGATCGTGGAACTCCAGCAATCGCGGCAGGACATGCGGGAACAGCGGAAGCATTCTAAGCCCCTACGGTGGGTGAATGTGGACGCGTTGGACCCGTCGATGGCGCCCGCGATTATGGACGGGACGTGGAACGGCATGGTGCCGACCATCGGGCCGGGCGATAGGGCCGTTGGTGAGATTTCGCGAGCGCAGTATCCCCGCGAGAATCACGAGATGGACGGGATTTACAAGCGCGATATTCAGGAAGCGACCAGCGTCGGGCCGAATCAGGCCGGGCAGTATGCGTCAGGGGAACGCTCGGCGAGTGAAGCGCAGATTGTTCAGAGCAGCTTCCAGACGGAAATAGGCCAGCAGCGGGCGAAGGTCGCCGCGTGGGTGGTTGGGATTTCCCAAGTGCTCGCGGGCTTGTTCTGTCTGTATGGCGAGGTCGAGGAGACGGGGATTGGCGCGAGCATCGGGCCAGATGGTTTGCAGCGATTGCAGACGTGGGACCGCGAACGCATCAACCAGAAGTTTGTGTATGACGTGCGGCCGGACACGATGGTCCGGTTGGAGCCGCAGCAAGAGATGCAGCAGATTCAGGCGCTGTTGAACATCGGCACGCAGTCTGGGTTTGTGAACCCCGAAAAGTTGTATCGGCGCTGGATTGAGTTAGCCGGGTTTGACCCGGATTCGGGAGTGCTGGTCAAGCCGCAACCCAAGGGACCGGAACCCGCCAAGGTCAGTTACGCGTTCAAGGCCGAGGACTTTGTTGACCCGTTGGTAATCGCCATCAGTCAGAAGTCCAACCCGATATCCCCGCAAGAGATTGAAGAAGCAAAGATGCTTCAGCAGGCGAGGATGATGCCGGCGCCGCCGATACCGGGGGCTACGGAAGGGCAGCATATGCAGCCTGGTCAGGTGCCGCCGCCGGCGACAAAGAACGCCAACCCCGACGAACCGACGCAGAATCCCGAGTCGCCGAAGAAGGCGTATCCGGAGCATGAGGCGGCGCCGCGGATAGATAAACGCCGAGCAGGGAGCTAGTCATTGAACAAGCTGATTGACACGGTGTGCCCCAACGGGCACATCGCAATCGATGTGTGGGTGCGGTCGTCCTTACCAGTCTGTCGCGAGTGCGGGGCTATTACGCACCGAGCGTGGCTTTCCGCGCCGAGCATTACCCCCAATGGCACACGGGCCGAGCGCAACACCGACCGACCAGCACCTCCGGTGCCCGTCGATACCAAAGCCATAGCTCGTGAAACCGCTATCGAGATCGAACAGCGGCGGGCGACTTACGGCACCGAACGCTCCGCTGAACAGAACGTCTGGCGGGAGATTAACCACGCGAATGGCGTTACCGATGAAATGGGTAACCCGACGCCGGCCCCGATGCCGGACCCCATCACCTTCAAGAACCCCGCCGAGGCGAACGCACCGGCATGACACGAGTGAGTAACGAAACTATGTTTGGAAAAATTGCCGGCGTTGTGCTGGCGGTCATGCTCGTGCCCGGTGTGGTGTGGGCGCAGAACGATGCCGATCAGGTGGCGCCGGCCGCGACTATTACCAGCACGACGTCAGGTGATGTGGTGCTGGGGCCGATGACGGGGCGCGGGTCCGCGACGGTGCAGTTTTTAGGGACGTGGACAGGAACGTATGCCATCGAGGGAACCCTTGGGGCGAACTGTCATCAAACGGCGGGTGCGGCTGCGGCGACGTGGGCGACTGTTCCGAATACGACGTCCATAACTGGAAATGGGCTGACGAAGGTCGATGTGTCGGGCATCCGGTGTATCCGGGTGAATGACAGCGGGTGGGCGTCGGGAACAACGACGGTCATTATCTCGGCTAGTTCGGCCGGCGGTGGCGGTGCAGGCGGGACGCTCGGTGATGTGGAAGTCAGCATCGTCGGGTTCGCGACCGAAGCGAAGCAGGATTCGTTGATTGGGTATGTCGATGCGCTGGAAACGGCGTTTGGCACTGACGCGATCTTCGGGACTGCGGGCACGCCGGATGCGGACGTGTTGTCGGTGCAGGGTATTACGAACGGCACCGCGCTGACGGTTACCGGCACGGTCACGGCGAATCTTGGTGCGACGGACAACGCGGTGCTGGACGACATTGTCGACGGCACGTTGGTTGTGCAGGTAAGTGGTGGGGACGGATCGCCGACGTGCGCGATTGGCGCGTGTTCATCGGTGTCGATTGCGCGGCCGACCATCGAGGTCGACGCGTCTACCGGCGCTCCGGTGCAATACAGCACGGTATGGGTGCCTGACATTCCGTATGACGGCGGGGCGTTTGACGGGCTCGGGCTGATGCTGAGAGGTATCACCACGGCCGTTGACGCGGTGAGTGTCAATGACTCGTTGGTGACGGCAACCGCTGACCAGTATGGGTCCATGCGAATGTTGCCGTCGGTTGGCGGTGTGGACCTGACGATGACTGTCGCGGGTCGGATAGACACGACCTCAGGTGGCGCGTTTGCCGATGAGGGCACGTTTACCTACGCGACGGATCGGGTAACCGCGTTTGGCGCAGTGGCCGAGTCTACAACGGATACGTTGGCGGATGGCAAGATTGGCGCCCCGGTGATGACGCTCGCGCGGTATCTGCGAACGACACCGAGCGGGTATTTGTCGGGTGGTGGTGTGCCGGTCGCGATGAAGAGTGACAACACCAACAACGACGACAAGACGGCGATTTGCACCGGGCCATGCACGGTTTACACGATTGTCGCGTTTAACCATGCGGCGGCCAGCGCGTTTCTGCGATGTGAGAACGACACGTCGGCGAACACCACACCGGGGTCGGAAACGGCGTCCGATGGTGAGCCGGATTTCGAGATTCCGGGTGCGACGACCGGCGCGGGGTATGTCGTGAATTACGCGGTTGGTGCGTCGTTTTCGACCGCGTTGACGTGTTGGATTGCGACGGGTGAGGCGGCGACAGACAACACCGACGCAGCGACCGACGACGTATCAGTTCAGTTCACGAGGGTTCAGTAGATGGCGTATACGGCTTGTGTAGTTGAGAGGGTCTCGCGGGGAGATGACGGCGGCGTGCAGAGTATCACGCTGGCGTTTACGGGAGATGTGAACGACCCCGTGCGGCGGTTTGAACATACGCCGGGAACAGGCACAAAGGCGGAAGAACTGTTGCGCGTGCAGCAGGAGCGCGACCGCATTCTGGTGCTGCTGAACAACAAGAAGTCGTTGGCGACGGCGGGCGGGTTGACAGAGGGCCTGGTGATTGGTGCGGCGCCGGTGGTGTCGCCCTCAGCGGATTCGGTGACGGCTGCGGCCTGGCGGGTGAAGTTGTCGCAATACACCACGCTTAGTGCCCTTGGGACGTTACCCGCGGGCGCGTTGGCGACTCAGGTAGCCGCGTTGAAGACCGCGGTGAATGACGAGTTCAACAACGGCAATGCGGCGCTCAAGCTGGCGATGGCGGCAACTCTCTGATGCGGCGGGCGCTTCTGGCGGGGTGTCTCCTGTTGTGGGCGGCACCGGTGTTCGCGCAGATATCGGCAGGTAACAGCGCGGAATCACACGCGGGCACGACAGCGTCTACAAGTCAGGCGTCGTTTGATTTTGCTACGGCGTTCAACGGTGGATCGTCACCCGAAGGGGTGGCGGTCTGCACGTATTCGCTCGGGTCTGCTACGAATAAGGCGACCGCGGTGACGTATGGCGGGGAGTCGATGACCGCGGTGGCTGGTGGCGAAGCGACTCGTGACGGGACCGAGGATGTCAACGCGAAGTTGTGGTTTTTGTCGTCGCCGCCGACCGGGTCGGTGACGATTACGGTGACGAGGACGAACGACGCAACCCCGGTGTGGGCGAGCGCGTTTGCGGTGGAGGCAGCGACTGCGGCCGAAACCGAAGTGTATGCGGCGGGTATTGTGCTGGTGCAGACAGCGTCAACTGCGGCTGAACAGAATGTTGATGACGGGTCGCCGGGCACGAACAGTTTGCGATTTGCGTGTATCGCCTCGGGTGCGGACGCGACGGATGACGTCGGTGCGAACTCCAGTGCGAGTGCCGCCCAGATCGACATCGGCACGATGACGGCGCGGATGGTGTTTGAAACAACGGCGGGGCAGGGGAGTCGGCCAGTAGGTTCGACTGATACGACGAACGTCGACCGCGCTATTGTGCATTTCGCGGTGAGGCAAGTTGCGGCAGCAGGCGGGTCGCCCCCGCGTCCATCAGGTCTAGCGTTAGGGGTCTTTTAATGCGAGTAGTGTGCGCGGTTCTGTTTGTGTTGGCGGTGTGGGCGGCGCCGGCAGCCGCGGCGACAGTGGTGACGTTGCCGCAAGGTGGCACGGTGACGTTCTGCGAAACCAAGACGCAGGGCACGTATATTACCGGCGACCCGTGGATTATCGGGCCGGTGACGATATGTGATCGAACATCGAAAGACACTGATAGTGTTCTTCCTACCCTGCACGGGTGTATGGTGAACCCGATTCCACCGACGTTTTCGTCAGTGCAGCTTGCGAACCAGGGAGGAATTACCCAAGGGTGGGACTCGCGGGTGGCGAGAGCGACGTATTCCGCTGCGCTGAATCGTTGTAATTCGTTTCCGTCGACGAGTATCGCGAATGGGTCGTCTATCTTGTTCGCGGTGTCGTTGAACAATACCTTACCGAACGGGCCTTGCACGACGAAATCGACGACGTCGAGCCCGTCGTATGACTACCAGTGCTTGAACTACATTGACGTGGTCACGGTGGTGGCGAGTGACCCGAACTCGGGCGGCAACGTGTTCCGGCCGGCATGGACGGGCACGGACAAGAGCTATACGCCGCTGGTGAGTTCGATTCGGTATGATGTGCTGAAGGACCATGCGTTGGTCACGGGGCAGGCGTCGTTAGCGACCCTTGAGGCCGAGGGCATCATGCGCGGGCCGTTTATCCAGATTGAGGACGGGTCCGAGACGTGGGAGCGATACGCACCCATCAGTCGTTGGAACATGATTCGGTCGCCAGGGTCAACAACATCTGGAGCGCAGGCGTATGGACGCGCGGTGAACTGGGGCATTTCGGATGTGCTCGCGGCACTGCACGCCAACTATACCGATGGCCAGAAGGCGACGATGGCGATTCGGTTTGTCCAGACCGCCATTGACCTGTATGGGCAGGTAGGCGCTGGACGCACATATTTCCAGGGGAAGGCTGGGTTCTGTATCGGCTCGAATACGATTCTGCTGGCGGGGGCGTCATTGCTGAATAACCAGGCGATGATGAACGCGGGCAGTGTCGCGGTGAATCCGTCGCGGTTCTGCCAAGAGTATTTTTGGAAGTATATCGATAGCACCGCGGTTAATACCCAGCGGTCTACCTACTGCGGGTCGAACCTTACTACGAGAGCGAACTTTTCAACGTGTTTGGCGTTTTCGTCTGCGATGCTCGGTCGGCCGGCGGCGTGTTGGAACCTCAATACGTGGGAGAACCCGGCGAACCCGAACTGCTCGGCAGACCCACACACGACGTATCACTACTTGAACAATCCGTTTGTGATGCATGCGTTGGCGTTGAAGTGGATGTCGCTGAAGGTCGAGTATGGGTGGAACGCGTTCTTTGACTACATGCTGAATGAGGGCACGGCGCTGAATTGGGGTAACGGCGTCTGGGCGAACTACGCTCAGGTGAACAACGTCGGGCCTGACGCGCCATGTTCGCAGAGTAGTCACTTTCAATCGTCAGCGATGCGGCTGTATGTCTGCACGCTGTATAACACCTACCAAAACGAGACGCCGACCGAGGGGTCTATTTCAGGCGAGGTGAGCCCGAATGTCGGGCCGACATCGACACTGGTGGGGCCGTCGTCGAATACCTCGCAGACGACAGCGAGTGCGACGATTACGCTCACCGGCACGGCGGCCGATTCGGACGGCACGGTGTCCGGCACGGTGTGTTCGTCGACCAAGGACGCGGTTATTGTGAACTCAGGCACGCCAACTGCGTGGTCCTGCACGGTGGACTTGCCGTCGAACAGCGTGAACGTTGTGACGATCAACACCTACGACGATGACGGGGCGGCAGCGTCACCGATCACGGTGAATGTGTTGCGGACGAGCACGACATGCACCGGGTTGGCGGATACGTTTTCACTGGATGGGACATGGCCGACACCGAACCCAGCGTGTTGGGTTGCGATGGCCGGGTCGCTGACGTGGACGAACAACCACCTAGAGAGCGCGTCGAATGCGCGGCACCTGTTCTACTACAACAGCGCGATTAACAACGACCAGCAAGCGAGCATGACGCTGGATACGACGCCGACCGACAACGTGTGGGCGTATGGGCTGCTACGGTCAAGCCTGTCGGGAAGTTTGTATCAGGGTATGAGTTGCACCGCGCAAAACCCGGTCTCGTATATTGCGAGATTTGTGGTGGTTGGGTCGAGTGCGCAGCGGCAGCAGCTTGGGACCGGCATCGACATGACCACTGAGGGTCGCACACCGTGGGTGAGCGGCGACAGTTTCCAGTGTCGCATGATCGGGCAACAGGTGTGTATTCTCAAGGCGGGGGTGGTGCAGGGGAGTTGCGAGACTGACCCGTTGGCGGTGTTTACATCAGGGTTTGCCGGTGCGGGTGCCTGGGGGGTTCAGACGGGGATATCGAATGCGGTGTTTACCGCCGCAGCGGGGGCGGGAGATATTATCAACCCGCTCGCAGCGATCACAACGCCTGCGGGGGTGACACAGGTGGCGGCGACACCGTATACCTTAATGGCTGGGACTGCGAGTGACGCCGTGGGCGTGACCACTTGCACTTGGTTGGTCGCGGAGCATCCGGCGGTGAATGGTTCGTGTGGTGGAACGGCATTGCCGGCTACCAGTGTGAGTTGGACGATTGCGAGTATCGCGCTGAGTTCGGGGTTGAACACGGTGCGGGTCACTGTCAGGGACGCCGCGGGTAACAGCGCGACGGTGTCGGAGGTGATTAGCTACGTGCCCGCGTCAAACGTGGTGGCGACGTTTACGTATCCAACATCGGCGGCGACGTGGACACAGCGCGGTCGGCTCGTGGACCTGATGGGCACGATGACGGCCGGGCAGTGCGCCAGCGTGTTGCTGACGAACGTGACCGACCCGAATCCAGTGTATGGGGGTAATCAGTTTGTGGCGACCGGGGCCGATTCATGGGCGGCCCGAGTCGCGTTGGTAGAGGATACGTTGAACGATGTGCAGATCGACTGCATGGATGGTGCAGGCGGCACCGGCACGTCGTTACTCACGGTGCATAAATACGTGACGTCCCTATCCTTGAAGCGGAAGCGGCGGTAAGCAGCCCGAGGGCGAGCAGGGCGAGGGTTGAGGGTTCAGGGACGGTGGTGGGCGGGGCGGCGGGGGTGGCGAATGCCGCTGCCTTCGCTTCAACGCTTGCCGCCGTCGTCAATTCCGTCAACCACGCGGTGTGCGCGACGTTCGTGCGCTTCTCGTCATACAACACGACCTCCCGCCAGGTATCGGCGCCGGTGATGTCGGGTGTGGCGGCGAGGTCTTCGGTAGCGACGATGGTATCGGTTGGGCTCCAGACGTTCAGGTCGAGTTGCATGTCGGGGCCGTTCCACATGCTGGCGTTATACCACGCCTCGCCAAATTCCCCGCGCTCGGACGCAAGGCGTAGGGTGCCTTCGGTGCCCGACAGGGTCCATTCGCCGATGCGGATGGTGAAAGCGGTAATGGCGTTGGGATAGACCATGTCGTCGTCGGGGCCACGTTGACCGGGGGTGGTGGGGTCGTAGGTGTATGACCCCCAGATGTCGCCCGCGGCAAAGTTGACGGTGACCGGGGCGGCGTGGGCAGCCGCGGCATAGAGCATAAACAGCAGCAGCACAATGGTGGCGGTGAGTAGCTGCCCGCGTGTGACGTAAGACACCGCGTATTCGTCGTCGGTGGGAACCATAGGGTTTAGCCTCCTGCCGCGGAGTCTAGCACAGTTCAAGCCAAGTCAACCAGTCGGGTATTTGGGCGCGGAAATAGCCGTGCCGTAGTGGAGTCGTGTGACATTTTCAACGATTGTAGACCTTATTTGCCAGCGACTCGGGATTGAGTCGGCGGAGTCGATCACCCGGATAGGGGCAGGCGTCAACATCCACTACAAGCGGGTGACCAGCGAGCTTGGGGTCAGTGTAGGGCGGCCGGCGATAGGGGTCGTCGCGGCGATGACCACCGGCGTGCAGGAGCAAGAGTTTACGGGTGTCGAGCGGATTGACCGGCTGGTTGATGACCGGTCGGGGTCGCGGGTGGTGGTGTATCCGAAGACGGTAAGGGAGATTCGGGAGCAGACGCCGGCAGCGACCGACGCGACTCCGGAATTTGCCGTGCTGCGGATGGGGCCGGACTCGGTCACGGTGCTACTCAACACCCTGCCGCAGACCGCGTATGAACTGAAGGCCGATGGCGTTGAGACAGCGGAGACGTTGTCGGGCAGCCAGGTGCCGCAGTTCAGCGAGAGCTACCACGACATTTTGATCGACAGCGTGATCGCCGATGAGCGGCGTGACGAAGAGAAGATCGCCGCGGCCACCGTGCATGAAGCGCGGGCTGAGAAGCGGCTGTCGAAACTGCGGCAGTTCATCGCGACGAATGCGGCGCAGGTAAGACAGGGGCAGGTAGCCGGGACGTCGGTGGGTAGCGGCGGGACGTCTAGCGGGTCGGGCATTAGCGGCGGGACGAGTTGGACGCAGTCGGGGTTGATTACCTTCGACCGTGACCCGTCGGCGCCGTTTGCCGTAACCGCGAACTCCGCCGTGGTGCCTAACCTCGATGCCGCGAAGGTCGGGGGATATGCCGCCAGTCAGCTTGCCGTTCTTGCCGAAGATGAGACGGTAGCGGGAACGTGGGGGTTCACGAGCGACATCGTGCTCGGGAAAGCCTCCAACGCCAACCTGATTCGCACTCCGTATGGTGATGGGTCTGACGTCGCGTCGATTGAGGTTAACGGCGGCGGCGCGACAGGCACGACACGGGGCGGGCGGTTGCTGGTGTATGGCAACGAGGCGGCCTTTCCGGGGTTGGCAGCGTTGCAGGCGGGAAACGTCGCGAGTTCGTTTGTCGCGTTGAGTCGCGCGGACGGCGGGCACTCGATCAGCATTGATGGTGCCACTGGGCTCATCACCCTCGGGTATGGGCAGGTTAAGTTTCCCGGCACCCAGAACCCATCAACAGACGTCAATGTCCTCGACGATTACGAAGAGGGGAGTTGGACACCGGTAATCACCGGGTCGGGTGGGAGCAGTGGACAGACGTATTCAGTGCAGACGGGTCGCTTTGTGAAGATTGGCCGGCATGTGACGTTGTGGGGGCGAGTGACGTTGTCTGCCCTTGGAACGATTACCACGAGTGCGCAGATTGCAGGCTTTCCATATACCGCGCATAACGCTGCGAACTCGGGCGGGTCTATCGGATATTTTGCGGCCATGACTGCGACTTTCGGCAGTATGTCGATGCTGGTGCAGACGGCAACCACGAAGGCGACGTTGTATGGGTTGAAGGTGCCCGCGACGGGGATGACAGCGTTGGTGCAGGGTGACTTGTCAGCCACCTCCGACATCATCTTCACCGTGACGTATGAGGCATCCCAGTAGTGGCGGATTTCATGATCGAGTCGCTGCAAGGCGGCTTGAATGAGGACGCGCCAGATGGGATTGCGGACGACCAATGCACGGTAACGGACAACACCGAGACGGTCGTGTCGAAGTTGGGCGAGCGGCGGTTAGGGTGTTTGGAAATTGACCTGACCGGAAGCGGCATTACCGACTTTGATGAAGTGGTGTGGTCGCATAGGCATACACCGTCACCGGACTTGGCCGAAACCGCGGTGTATCTACTCGCGTATAAGTATTCGCCGCCCGAGGCCAAGTTCGTGGGGAAGGATTCGGGTGGGTGGTTTTCGCTTGTTCCAAGCGATGCCATCAACTTGGATTATGTCTACCAGGTTCGGTCGGTGTCTTTTGATGGCAAGCTGTTCATCGCCTATAAGAGCCTTGTTGATCGGCTGCATGTCATCGACGACAACGGGTTCAGGCGGACGGGCATTGCCGCGCCGGATGCGCCGGGCGTAGCGGATACGGGCACACCAGGTGTGGCGTATACGGGCACGCGGTATGTGCGGGTTAGGTTTGTGGATGTGGAAGGCACCGCGGTCACGCGACGAAGCGAACCGAGCGCGACCACGACATTTACCCCGAGTGGGACCGGAACTGCGGCGCGGGTAACACAGCCGCTCACCGGCACCGAACCCTACACCCATTGGGAAGTCGAGTTCAGCCTTGACGACGCCACGTTCTACCGCATTGCGCGGTTGACGAACGCGACGTTGACGTATGACGACTCGACGGCGTTTACCGACGGGTATCGGGACATTGTGGGCGCGGCGCTCAGTGAGGAGATTGGCAGTTACAACCTCATACCGAGCGTGGAGCACCTTGCGGTTGATGACGACCGGTTGGTGGGTGGTGGAAGTTTTGAAGACCCGCTGAAGTCGTCGCGGATTACATGGACAGTAGCGCGGGGTGATTTGACCGGGGTGGGAAACAGTGAGCGCATCCCGCTGGCGACCACCAACATCAAAGACCTCGATACGTTGCAGGATGGCGGTATTACCGGGCTAATCGGGGGTATCACTGGGTATATCTTCGCGACGAAGTTCGGCCATGCGTATCGGTTGAATAGGACCGGGACACGGTCGGCGGCCTATGACGCCATCTGCATCACCAAAGTGCGCGGGGCAATTCCTGGCTCGTTGGTTGCCGCGGTCGACGTCTCAGGTAACCCGATGGTGTATGGGCTAGACCCGGACATCGGGCCTTGGAGACTAGGCGCGGACGGGCTCGAGCCATGCGGCCTCGACATTCAACGAGTGACGTGGCCGACCGTGAACCTCGACGCGACCAATGTGCCGGCGGTGTCGTGCTACTTCCCGGAGAATCGGCAAATCCATTGGTGGGTGCCGACCGGGGATGAGCAATACCCGGATACACGATTGGTGTTGCATGTCGACAGACAGCGCAAGGTGGCGAATGGCTGGCGCGGCGGGTGGCGGAAGTGGACCGGGCCAAGCGCAAGGGCGCTGACGGCGTGTTTGTTCTCAACCAACATCGACGACGACAGCTTTGTGGACGGGTCGAGTAAAGCACTGGTGCCGTTCATTGGAGTAGTGGGAGCCGAAGCGGGTGGGCTGTTCTGGCAGACGACGATTGGTAGTGATGACAACGGCACCGCGTATGCGGCCCGCATCGTCACCAAACCCTATATGCACGGGGCGCTCCTCCACCAATTCAAGTGCGAGAAGGCCGTGTTGTTGGCGAAGGCGGAAGACGGGGCCGCGATTGCGGTTACTGCGATAGTGGATTTTGGTCTGGTGCAGAAACTGGCAGCGTCCATTGACTTGTCGCCCGTGTCGTCAGAAGAGTGGGTCATGCGGAAGATCGATGACATCCGTATCAACGAGGCTCGCGCGGTGCAGTTCATGTTCGAGGATGTGGATGGGGCGGATACCCCGTTTCAACTGGAGCGGTTCGGCGTGCTCGAACTCAGTGGGAAACGCGCGTGATCGAGGTTATTGAACGCGGCAACATCAAAGACAAAGCAGTGGTTCGTGCGCTGGAGTATATCGCGGCGCGGGCGACCGGGTTGTTCTCGCTGCTGATTGCGGATGGGGAAGTGATTCCCCTTCCGACGTCAGTGAGTTTGGCGCTGGTGCCGGTTGGCACCGTGACGGACTTCGCCGGCACCACAGTCCCAAGTGGCTGGCTGTTGTGCGACGGCCGCGAAGTCGAGCGGGTGAAGTATACGGACCTGTTTACGGAAATTCGTGACATCCACGGTGCGGGGGATGGGCTGACGACGTTTAACCTCCCACCGGATAGTGCGGCAAGCGCCGACTACATCCACATCATTTATTCAGGAGTGGCAGCGTAATGCCGTATCTCAACGGGCAGGTAATCAGCGACGACGACCTTCAGGGGAAGCTCAAGTCGTATCGAGCGGAGAACCCCGGCGCCGACATGGGCGACCAGGCAATCTTCGACGTGTGGGAAGGCCGGGCGGAAGCGCCGCAAGCGTGGCAGCAGCCGCATGTCGAGGGTGGGGGCGGTGTGCCCGCGGTT